TACAATCGCACTTCCATTTGTAAAAGTGTGAGTACCAGATAATGAGGAGCCATCATTCATACTCCATAAACTCATTAGTTTTCTCCTTAAAGTTCTTTATAACTATTTATAACCTAATCGCTTTAGTGCACTTAAGGTTGTGCTCACAGATAAATGATGTATTCCTATACCACCTTTTGATTCCCACTCTTTAATATTTTTAGCATGGTCATCAATTAAAACATTAGGTTTGTTGTTTGTCATAGCAAAATTCTTCTTTTGGGCTCTTAATACTAAATGTATTCGACTTCTTTGAGTTAATTTAGCATTCTTTCTTAACCATTTCAATTTACCTGGTATACTATTACTATCTGATTTTGTATATGCAGATAATATATGTGAGTCATATTTATTCACAAATGTCCATAATCTCTTTGCACCAGGCATCCATTCTAAAGTTTCCCAAAAATCTTTCTTATCGTGAATAAGTGGCCATCTTCTATCTTTGTCAAACTCTATAAATGATTTACCAAGAACTTTTTCTGCACCATCTAAAAAGTTGCATAATACTTGGTCCATATCACAATATAAAGTAGGTAATTCAGCCTCACTTAATTTAGAATCATATACATCATAAAAATTTTTCACTAATACCTCTCTCTTTAATTATATTCTTATTATAACATAAAATCTTGATTTGTCAACCTATAAGGCACCCATAACTGCTCTTGCATTGTCTAATTCATCAAAAGCTCTAGATAACAATTCTTTATCTAATTGTTGTCTAGTTTTTTGTAAAGGTCCTGTTAAAGAACCAGCCTTATCCTGGTCTTTTTTAAGTTTTTCATACTTCTTAATTAAACCTTTATCACCAATAATTTTTGCAATCTGAAGTCTTACTTCAGTATGTTGATTTTGGTCTGTCATTTTGGCAAACTTTTTAATTGTTGAGTCTGGTACTCTTCTGCCTTCTTTTATAAATTGTTTTAGTGTTCTCATTTCATTTTTTTCCCAATTTTCTTTTCAGGCATATTCACTGCTACATCATTTTGTTTTTGACCAGTCATAGTTTTACCATTTTTCTTTTTAGGTTCTTCTTCATCTTCTTCTTCTTCTTTTTTAGGTGAAGCTTTCTCCCAAACTTTTTTTAATGCATCTCTCATAGTATCTACTTTGAAATATGCATCTGATTCTTCACTTCTTACAGATAACTTAATAGTTTCTTCAACATCTTTTACTTTATATTTTTTACCAGAAACAACCATTTCATCATCACCATTATCTCTGGCTTGTTTTAATGCCATTGTAAATTTGTTACCTTCTTTTTTGATAGCTTTAGATATTGCCTTTCTTCTTTTATGAAGAAATTTATCAGAATCATCAACATCACCATCGTTGTCAATGTCTTTATCTTTTCTATCTTTAAATTTCTTTTTGACAGCATCAGGTTGTACTTTATCTAAACCTTCACCATCATCAGACTTATCATTTGTATTATCTTCAATTTTTAATTTATTAGATTTCAAACGATTATCACCTTCTTTAACTCTTCTTTTAGTTCCGTCTGCTTGAACATATTCTTTAACATCTTTACTTACAGCTTCTAAAACTGCTTCTTCAAGACTACCTTTTTTATGTTTTAAATAACTCATCAGTTTACTCCTTATTCATCATACCGATGTGAGCTGCAACTCTTTTAGATTGACCTAAATGCATTTTAGAAGCATTTTCTAGCTCTTTTACAATTTTTTTCATATCTTCTAAATCACCAGGAGCTTCATGTATAACATTTTCCTGTACTGGATTTAGAATATAATCTCTTAATTTATTCATACTGTTTGATGCAACAGCAAGTTTATTAGTCCACCAACTAGGTAGTGAATCTTCTTTTCCCATAGTGTTTAATTTATTCATAATCTCATTTGCATCTTCAATCATCGTTTTACATTGTCTAATTGCAGATGAAACATCAGCGTGCCCATCTTCATTAAGTTCTTCTTTTAGTGCCTTTTCAACACCTTTAGAACTGTCTTTACCATATTTCTTTTCAAGTGCCTTCATTAATTGTTTATCAAACTTTTTAACTTCAGGCCCCTTTGTAATACCTTTTTTTTGTAATTCACGATAATACTTAAATAGTGCTGGTGCTTTCAGTTCTATAAAATTACCAACCTCTATTCTTGCTTGTAAAGGGTCTGGGTTTTTTCTTTTCATAAGTTGAGCAATTCTTGCAACTATAGCTTCTTTCGGAGGTAATGCCTGAACATATTTAGATTCATAAGATTCTTTTTTTGCCATCTTTGTTGCAGTTGCCATTTTTACAGATTTCCAATCATCACCATATCTTTTTTTAAATTCATCGTCTGGAAGGTCTTTTGCAATCTCTTCTCTTCTTTTAAGTTCTTTAGGAGTTAGTTCTCTTTCTTGAACTTTTTTGTACGACTCTGATATACTTTGTCTATAATGTGTCATAGTTCTTCCTAGTTATCTACTTTTGCACCTTTTCGCCATTGAAAACAACTCCAATATCTGGCTTTAGTTTTAGGCCCTGGATTATCACAATTATGTCTTGCTCTAAAACTTTTTCTTCTACCAGGGTCATCTCTTTTGATTTCCATATTTGGGTCACCAAAAGTTACTTTAATTATGTTACCTTTTTCATTTTTTACATAAACACCAAACTTTTTATTACTTCCAGAAGGTAATCTAAATGGGTCATTTAACTTGACTTTTTTACCTTGATATTCGGCTTCACCTAAGGTATCGTTTTCTATATATTTATTATTACAATCATCGCAGCTCACTTTCTCTAACATTCTATTATATGTTTCTTTGAGTCTTTCTTTCCAGTTTTCTTTGTATCTATTTTGATACTCTTCTCTAGTAGATTTCCTCTCAAACCAGTCTTTGATATTTTGTTCACTTGCTTTCTTTGATTTGAAAGTCTGTTCATATTTCTGACCTGGTGTAGTGGAAAAAGTGTGTTTAGCATAATCTACTCCTATATCATAAGATTCTTTTTTAGAACCTCTTGCCTTTGCAGCTAAATCTTTATCTGCTCCGCCCCATGTTCCTTTTGATTTTGTAACAAATGAATTAACTCTCGCAAATCCCCATTGTTGTGGTGTAGTACCTGGTCTATGACCTGTTCTCCAAGCAGCCATACCTCTATCATATACTTTTTTAAGTATACCATAAGCGATACCTGACTTCTCTGATTTCTTCACTAGACCTGCAACTTTTTCGTCTAATTGAAAGCTTTCATCTATTTCAAAATCTACTTTGGCTGCCAATTTACTTGGTAACTTACCCTTTTTAATTAGACCATTAATATAGTAAGCTATATCTCTAGCCTCTACACCTCTAATCATTTGACCTAATGCCTGAGCAGGATTTTTATGTCCTTGTTTATGTAAATCGACATACATTTTCATAATTTTTTCATAACCTTTAGGGTGAGTTATTTGATGTATTTTATCATAGATTTTTCTATAATAAGGCATCTCTTCAATGTTCTCTTCACCTTGTGCTCTTTTCATTTGTGCTGGTGTAGGTGCACCTTTATCACCAACTTTTCTCATCTTCTCACCTGAACCTTGTTTAATTCTTTCTCTTTTCTTATGAATATTTGCCCATAAACTTTCACCAAACATTTTCTTATATTTAAGTGTATGTTTAGATGGTTTTGTTTTTGCACCTTTATCACCTGGTGCTGGTTTATATGCATCAGGATTATCATCGTCCATTTTTGTACCTTTTGCAAAATGTCTTGCTCTTGCTTGTTTTGTTGACTTTGCTAATTCATTATCTTTTCCTGGCATATCATAATACTTTGCAGGTTGTGTACCTTCTCTATCTTTTATATCTGGGTCTTGTTTAGTTTTCTTTGGTGCTTCTTTTTCTTTCTCTTTCTTTTCTCTTATCGTATTTAAGAATGCCTTATAGAAATTTTCACCATCATAGTATTGTACATAATTAGGACCTCTTCTTACTACTTCACCTGATGTACCATCTACTGTATTTTCTACTAAATCACCTATTCTATATAAAACACCTCTTACATATAAATCTCTTTCTACTTCTTCTTCAGAAAATTGAGAAGTTTCTTTCAGGCCCATACCTTGTCTAACATCTTTAAATAGTTTTTCACCATTTCTATAACCTTTAGGTAGACCTTTTACAAATTCTTTAAAATTATTCTGTGAGGCAGCTAACCTCATTTTTGATGCACTCATTCCTGTTACTCCTTCAGCGTCTGGGTCCCTATCGCCTGCACTAAACACTTGTATATTATCAAAATCGTAAAACCCATGTCTTTTTTCTTGACCATTGTATGTCTTCAACAGTTTTTGAAACTCTGCAACTCTATCTGAACCAACGACCATATTTAATTCTTTGTATCCTTGTTCATGAAAATAAACTGCAATATCTAAAGCTGTCTTTAATTTATTATTTGCTACTATGTTTCTTTTATGTTTAGGAAACATATCTCTCATATATGCAACTTTTTTAGAAAAAGGTAAAGGGTCTTTTTTAGGGTTTTGAGAATGTGATGGAAATATATAATAGTCATCTCCACCAGCAATCTTTCTAACTTTTTCTATCAACTTCTCATGACCAGTTGTTGGTGGATTAAATCTACCAAATGTAAATACAACTGATTCAGTTTTTTCCATAAATGTTCTAAAAGTTACTGATTCTTTTTGTTGTTTTTGTTTTGTAATCTTTTTCATTTTTTCTATATATTTTCTATACACTGCTGCTTCTGCAGTCTTACCCATAACTCTTGCTCTTTGTTCCATTGCAATAGCTGCTTGTATTTTATGTGCATGAGTTTTTCCACTATTCTCTATCTTCTTAACAGAAGCTTCTGCTGTCTTAACATCTTTAAAACCAAGACCATGAATAGTACCTTTAGGGTTCTCATCAGTATATAAATCTGAATGTTTATCAGAACCTGCAGGTTGACCTTTCTTTCTTGGTATTCTAGGTGCTTCTTGCATTACTTATATCCAAACATTTGTAACCCAGATGTTTCAACTTTTTCTGGTTCTATTTCAAAAAAACGAAGTATAGCATCAATACCATATTTAGCTAACTCTTTTAATCTAGTCATAATTTTTATAAATAAATCTTTTAACCAATTTTTAATTTTCACAAATAAATTTTCATTTAAAGTCTGTTCATTCAGTATTTCATTTTCTAATTTATGTGCATGCGAATTAACAATTAATCTAAATGCACCAACTGTATCTGCAGTACCTTTACTACTTACTCTACTTCCTGTTGGTGTTTTTACTGACACTCTAATATCTACTTTTTTAGCTATACCTTTTATATAAGAACTAGGTGATGCTCTACCTTCAGATAATTTTTCTACTAAATTACTACCACCTTTATCATCAAATTCAACTAACCAATTTGCTTTGGCATATGTATCTGGTAAAAATTTTGTTTCTCCTGTCGCAGCTTCATAACAAAAAAACTGACTAAATATAGGATTCTTTTGAAAGTAATCTCTAACAATAGGTTGAACACCTTTTAATGCCTTCTTCATATCAATTAAAGATTTCATTGACTCTTGATACTTTGCTTGGTCTATATCAATATCGACATTCTTTTTTCCAAACTTTGCTCTAACAGTTTTTGGTATTACATTCTTTTTTATTGCATTTACTAGTGAATTAATATTACCTTGTACTGTAAGTTTCTTCATTACAGGTTCTAATTGTTTTACAAGTCTAGCTGCATCTTCTGGTGCTTCTTTACCCATATATTCTACTGCAGCATCAAATGTGGCTAATGTTTCATCTTTGTAACCAGACATTAATTGAGAACCACCTTTTTTCTTTAAAGATATGTTAATACCATCAGTTGAGTACAAATCTGTTTTAGGTGTATTGTTTGTACCTCTCCATTTAGGATTTAATTTACCTGCACCACTTCCAAAGTGAATCATTGAATTTTCAGATGCACCTGTTTTATCTCTAATATCATTTGCAATTTTTTCAACAACATCTGCATATTCATTATATAGATTTTCTTCTATACCATATCTATCTTTTGCATTATTGAAACCACCATTAAAAGCAATTACAATTAACTCTTCAAATTTAGCAGCAGGTATTTTAGTTTTTGCTTGTTCATTTATATGTTGTTTGAAACTTCTCATTTATCCCATGCCTTTCTTGCTGTAAAATTATTATATGAAAATTCCATTCTATCTACTAGTTTAACAGCATTTCCAGCTTTGTCAATAGCAACATAACCTTCTGGATTGACTGCTTTGAAACCTTTATCTGTTTTGATAAATGTATTTGCTAATTGTTTTACTTCGTTTAATTTATTTACAATCATCATCTTGGCAGAAACTAAAGAGTTTTGAAATAAAATAATATTTTCTAAATTTTTTAAATGTTTAGTAAACTCTCTAATGTATTCTTTTTTATTTCTATCAAACTTATCTTTTGCACCTTGAGTTTTTACTTTTTGTTTTAGTTTTTCAAAATGCATTTCAATATGGTCTATATAACCTTTTGCATGTTGTTTTACATTTTTAATTGTTTCACCTTGTCTTACTTTAATATTATTATATGTTTTCAAACTTGCACCAGATAAATTACCAGTCATCGCATTTTGTAGTCTAATAAACTTATCAAGTAAACTTGAATTGATTCTTCTAAATATACTACCAGTTTGTGATAATAACTTTGTTACTTGTTCTGTTTCTGATTTTGTAAATGTTGCTTTACCAGATACATCTTTATAAGAAGCATCGTCCATCCAAACACTATTTACTTTATTTAATCCTTTGATATTAGCACCAAAGCTTGCTTTCATGCCTTGTAGTGTATCTCCTTCGTAGGTGGTGTGCCATACGACTCCAATTTTTGCTTGTGATATTCGTTTACCCAAATCAGAACTAGGTAATGTAGCATACACGATAGTATTAGGCTGAAAGGAAATATAAGTTTCGCCATCAATTTTCTCCTTCTTTAAATCTTCACTGGTAAACATCAAATCACCTTGAAGAACATTTTTTATACCCAATTTAGAAAATTCTTTTAATGCAACTTTAAATTTAGAGTTAAGACCACCAGACACATCTGCATCTATTTCAGCATTTGATTTATACAATTTTGGATTTACATTGAATACAGATTTTTTAGCGACAAAGAACTTGCCATCTGAAGGGTCTACACCAGCAAATATAGCAGGAGCACCGTCCCACTTTACTGTCATATTTACACCACCAGATGCTGTACCAGCCAACATATTTCTTAACTCTTGTAAGAAATTTATTGCACCTCTAGCACCACCTACACCGAAGTTGATTATCTCATCTTCTAGATGTTCTAAATGTAAATTTTTACCCTGCTTATCTTCTAATAAGAATTCTTTAAATGTTAACATTTCTCAATTTTTCCATAGTTGTTATAACAACTATATTTATATAATTAAGGAATGTCAAGTGCTTTTAAAATAAACCAGACCTACAATTCAGATTACCAGCAACCATTACTCTCTCATGGTCACTTTCTTGAGGTGGTACTTTGTGTTTAACCCAACCAGGAAACATTACTAATAATCCATTATATGGTTGTACTTTGTAATCTGTATTAGTAAAAACTAATGGTGCACATTCACTCGTTACATTAACATAATAAGTCCAAGACCAAATAGCTGGCCAGTGGTCATGTGAAACAGTATGATTACCTTTTTTATAAACTGCACCCCAACAATCATAACAATCTGGTATAAATTGTACTGGTGAACACTCCATTGATACTTCTCTAACAAAATTAACTAATTCTTGAAAATGTTCACCACCAGCTTCTAATTGCATATTCCACTCTGTCATTTGTGCTTTGACATTTGATTGAAAATTTATTCTATCACCTTGTTGACGAATATATTTTTCTAGTAATGGATTTAAATCTTTCCAATCTTTATAATCTTTTAGAATAACTGGATATCTTTCTTTGAACAGAATATGATTGTCTGATTTACCCCATATTACTGGGTGGTCTTTTACTGGGTCATCTTTCATACTTTATCTTTCAAAAATTTAGGAAGAGTATCTTTACCAAATGGTCTTACTTTCATTAAACTTTGAACCATTTCTTCAGCATCTTCCTTGAATGTGAATACCTTAACAATATCATTTGTTGGTAATTCAATAACTGCATATTCAGCTTTGTTATCTCTCCATAGTATATCAACAAAATATTTAACCTTATATTTATTATACCTTGAGGTCGGAAAATTTCTCATAGGTCTTCTCTCCCAATCTTTTACCCACATTGGTGTTATCAAAGACTGGTTCACTCTGACCTGCATCTACAATGTCATCTTGTGCAACTTGTTCTACATCATACAATTTCATTTTGGCTCTATCTATACCTATAATAAATCTTTTATTTATTGTTGGGTCATTATATCTATTCTTTAATTGTTTAATCATTATCTGATTTAAATCTTCTAGTTCTTCAGTAGAAATAATTGCTAACATCAAATCAGCAGTAGCAGGTAAACCAAAACTTTCTGAAGTATCTTCTAGACCAACATCAGAAGAAGTATATGCACTTCTCGTTGTTTGTGTTGCTGATACTATTGGTAAGTTACTTTCTACTGCAAGACCTCTTAATTCTTCAGCGATAGCTTTGATGTAAAAGTAAGAACCTACACTTGCATTATTTCTAAATCTTGATGATGAGCAGATATTTAAATAATCTACAAATATGATATCAGGCTTGAATGATTTTTTAATTGCAAGTTCTTTCATTAAACTTTTAAAATGTCCACAATGTGCAGATGCAGTTGGATATTCTTTGATTACTATTTTACCAACTGTTTTATTTTTTATTTTTTTGATTTTATCATCAAACATTTTTTTAGGTAATTCGTGTAATTCATCTATTGTAATATTCATAAGATTGGCATCTATTCTTTCAGCGATTCTCTCTTCTGCCATCTCAAGAGTTATATACAATACATTTTTACCTTGCATTAATGTTGATGATGCAAGATGGCACATAAACAATGATTTACCAACACCTGTACCAGCAAGTGCAATATTCAATGTCTTTTGTGGTAATCCACCTTTTGTTATTTTATTAAAATATTCTAAATCGAAAGGTATTCTATCTTCAACTCTGTGATAATAATCATATCTTCTATCTGACTCTTCAATATAATCATGACCAATATGATTGTCAAAAGATACAGAAAGTGCATCTGATAATAGTTCAGGTATAGCTTCTGAAGTTTTATCTTTTACTTTATTGTCAATAATTTTTATACTATCGACTACTGCATTATATACAGCTTTGTCTTTACAAAACTTTTCTACTGTATTTAATAACCAATCGTAGTCTACTTCACTATTCTCTAATGAGTTTAATAAAGTTAAAACAGATTTATGGTCGTTATCAGATAAATCTTTTCTATTTTCAATCTCTATTTCTAAAGATGTTTTAGTTGGTGGATTAGAATACTTTTCAACGAATTCATTTATTTCTTCAAAAAGAATCTGTTCACTTCTTTGGTGAAAATATTCTTTTTTTAAAAACGGTATAACCTTACGATTAAATTCTTCATTATGTATCAGTTGACTTAGCGTTGTCTTCTCTATCGTCTGATTTTGTTCCACTAAAAACCTCTTTCCTTGAATAATGTCTATCTACTATATCACATAGTATATCACCAATTAAATTTTTAAAATCTCTACCAAAATAATCTGCATCGTCTTCTGGTAACCCATTTCTGTCGATTATTTTATAATTAAATTTTAATGTTGCAGGTAGTGTACCATTATTAGCATCTTCTACTTGTGCTATTTTACCATACTTGTAAATGACACCTTCATACTTTCCACCTTTAATACCAATGCAATCTTCGTGTTCTTTTTTATTAGTTACCATAACATAATCGTCTGCAATTATACCTAAATATCTTTTAGAGTAATCAAAAGCAGGCCTATTCGCTGCTAGTGTCACGGTCTTCGGGTCTTTGTCCACCATACCTAAACTCCTTCTTTGCACACTCTTCTAAAATGTCCATAACATCTTGAGTGAAATATTTCTTTGGACTACCTAATATTGTTTTACCATATTGTTTAGAACCATCTGGTAATTCATATCTAGTTGCCACTTTTTTAAATACATTATATTTTTCAGCAAGTTCTAACAAGCCATAATATCTATCCAGACCTTTATTATATGTTAATCTCACATCAACCATTTTATTTTCTATTGTCATTCTAGATTTATGATTCTTACAATGTATTATATTACCTACAACTTCACTGCCTTCTTTTTCTTTTCTTTTAGAAAGGTATACAATAGATGAAGCTGCATATTTTAATCCAGAACCACCACCCATTTCTTTTGTAGGAAACATAGAACCTACTACATCATAAGTATGATTCGTTACGACCATAGGTACTTTTGCTTTACCAAGTTTCAAAGTCAACACTCTAAATGCTGCTTTCAATACTTGTGCTCTAGTCATATCTCTTGTTTCTTTTCCTTCAGCAGTATCTTCAACTTCTTTTGTTGTTGATAACATACCTAGTGAATCTAGTGCAAGAAACAATGGTCTACGAATAGATGTATCTTGTTCTATATACTTATCTAAAACTTTTAATGATTGAGTTCTAAATTCTTGTACTGTTGTTACTGGTAATATTACCATTCTATCAGCATCTATACCTCTATCAATAACCATTTGTTTTGTAATTGCACTTTCTGATTCAAAATATATGACACCACCATCTGGATGCTTATCAAGAAAATGTTTACACATTCCCATAAGAAAAAATGTTTTACCAGTTGCACTTTCACCAGCAACTGCTGTAATTTTATTGGCAGGTAAACCACCATATAGTGAACCCGACAACAATGCATTAAATGCATACGAACCAGTATCTATAAATGTATCAACATCACCAGCTTCAACACCATCAGATACTAAAGATGCATATTCGTTACCTGTTGTTTTGATAACTTCTTTTAAAAAATCTGTCATACTATCTCCTATTTTATTGCCAATGCACCAACGAATAAATGATTACTCCAGAAACATTGTACATCTTGAAACCCTGCATTAAGTATCATAGTTTTAATTTCTTTCCAAGTATTTGGTTTTAACATATGTCTTAATGTTCTCTCTTTATCCATAATATCTTTGGCTTCAAAATGTTTTCTTTTATAATCATAATAATTAAATGTCATCATTTCTTGTAATTTTGCATTTGTACAAATAAGTTTTTCTGCAAATAAAAAACCACCACCAACATTTAAACCATTATAAATTTTTTTTATTATATTTTCTCTATCTTTCATTGACATAAATTGTAAAGTAAATATCGATGTAACAAGCGAACAGTTTTTAAAATCATAATATTTTACATCATCTTTTATGAAATTAACTTTTGTATTTGGAAACATCTTATTAAGTTCTTTTTCTCTATTGTCTAATGATTTAGAAAAACCTTCTGCCAATTCAACACCCTCATATACTGCATCATCTATATTAGCATCTATGTGAGCACTTATCATTCTTTTAGTAACTTTACCTGTTGAACAACCAACATCTACTACTTTAGTATCTGGTTCAGCAAAATACTTTGATAAGTTCACAATGTCTTCTAACAGATTAGAATACCCACGAATAGAATGTTCTATGTGTTCATCAAAACCTTCTTCTCTATGTGCAAAAGTAAAATCGTATTTAGTCATTCATTATATCCTTATATGGTTTTAATACTTTTTCATATACCGACTCTGAAAGAGCCTTCATCATAAGAGGTGGTACCATTCTACCTATTCTCTCTGATTGTTTCTTATGTTCACCAGTTAGTTTAAAATCTTCTGGTAATGACATAATTCTTTTTAATTCTTTAATAGTAAACTTTCTATTTTCTGTTGGGTGACACACACCAGCGACACCAGCAAGATTACCCATTGCAGTAATCGTAGGACAAGGTTTCTTATAACTTGTTCTTTTTAAATTAAAGTGATGGCCTTTTTCATGATAATCCATACCTGTCAAAACTTTATCAGGATTGAGTGGCATCTTATGTAATGTAATACCAACTTTCTTTGGTGGTGTCAAAGCATCTAAAAGATATTTTAATTCTTCTTCATCTTCATTTTTTATATCTTGAATAGCTTCACCTAATGTAGTTTGATGATTATTATGTGTAGGAAACAAATGACTCATAGTCATAAAGTTTATACCTACTTTGTCTGCAACATCTTCTCTAACACCTATAAAGAATGTTCTTTCTCTAGATTGAGGTACACCATAGAATGATGCATTTAAAACATCTGCAGTAACTAGATAACCTATTTCTTCAAAAGTATTTTGTATCTTATTAAAATAAAGTTTGGCCTCACCCATAGTCAAACCTTTTACATTTTCACCTATAATAACTCTTGGTTTAATTACATTTGCAACTCTTAAAAACTCAAAAAATAAATCTTCTACATTTGATACACCTTTAATATCTGAATATTGTTTTGTCTTACCAAATGCATCTGCATGTGTATTACCTGACTTATGTGACATTGAACCAGCAACACTAAATGCAGAACATGGTGGTGAACCATCAAGTAAATCTAATTCACCAACTTTTAAATTTACTTCTTTTAATATATCATCACCTGTAAGATTTTTTATATCATCAGGTAATATCTTTGTATTAGGATAATTTTCTCTATAAGTTTTTCTAGCTTCTTCTACAAATTCATTAATAAGTAATATCTTACCACCAGCCAAACGATAACCAGTAGAAGAACCACCACCACCAGCGAATGTAGAAACTACATTAAACTTTTCTTGTTTCTCACCATCATAAACATCTTGTAGTAAATATCTTTTATAATTCATTAAATGGTCTCAATACTTTCTCGTAAAGTGAATTTGCAAGTGCAGCCATCATTTTAGGTGCTACCATACGACCTATTCTTTCTGCACTTTGGTCAAATCTTTTTGCTACTGTTTCTCTATCTGATTTCATAACAAAGTCTTCAGGTAGTGACATAATTCTTTTTAATTCTGGTACAGTAAACTTTCTGTTTTTCATTGGGTGAAACACACCAGATACTACTGTTTGTTGTCCTCTTTGTGTTAATGTTGGACATGGTAAATCTTGACAAGGCCTAATCATATTAAACATTGACCTTTTAGGATTAATATCAATAAATCTTTCGTCTGATGGTTTTAAATGTTTAGGTGGGTCAAACTCTAATAGTTCTATCCACTTCTTTTGAAAGCCACCTTGAACATAATCTAACAACATTTGTTCTTCTTCTTTATCGTTTTCAATACCTTCAAGTGCATGTCTTAATGTAACCATTTCTTTATTCTCTTCTGGAAATACATTATTAAGTGTCATAAAATTTAAACCAACAGCTTCGCAAACATCTTCTCTAACACAAACAAACATAGTTCGTTCTCTCGCTTGTGGTACACCATAATGTGCTGCATTCATAACTTTATAAGTTACATCATAACCTATATTTTGAAATGCATTAATAAATTCGTTTAACTTCTTCTTGGCTTCACCTGCAGTAATACCTTTAACATTTTCTGCAACGATAATCTTTGGTTGTATCTCTTTTGCAATTCTAACATATTCTAAAAATAAATCTTCTATATTTTCTACTTTCTTACCATCTGAATATACTTTTTCCTGGTCCCAACCTTTATCTCTTTTACCTGAAATACTAAATGCAGAACATGGTGGTGAACCATCTAATATATCTAATTCAGTAGGTATAATACCTGCAGCATCTAAAAAATCAAAACCTGTAAGTGATT